GCCGAACCATTGTAATTGATACAGGGGGGCGGGTGGAGATTGGTAAAAAAGAGGCTTGGCAAGAACGAGTTAGAAAAAGCAATGCGGAAACGACCTTAATCCCTTATCTAAAAAGCCGAGGAGTGGATCGATTGGATAAATTGGTCTTGACTCATACCGAAGTAAGAGTTCTGAAATTGATACAAAACCTTAGCCATCAATGAGAGGTATGTTATAATATTTTAAGAAATTCATAAAAAGGAGCTGTACTTATGAGTGTGAGTGGTTTAGTAATTAAACTGAAGTCAGTAGATTATGGGAAGACCCAAAATTGGCTAGTATTTAAAGAATTTATTCCACAACATGATAATAGTCGGCCTTATACTTTTTAATTCTGTGGTACAGAGTTAAATACTACTGCTTACTTAACTGGTGATTTTGAAGGACAGTTGAGACAAAAACTCATTGAAAATTTAGGTTACCCACCATTTACGGCGTGTCTTACATATCATTCTTGTTCTCAATAGGAATCAATTATGGTATAATGTAGGTTATAGATTGATTTAGAAGGGAGATAACTTATGTTTAAAATAGATACTCGAATTAAGCAAGAAGCCTTAAATTTTGCTGTTCTGATGAACTGTTTAAAAGTAACAGAGCCTAAGTTTGATCCACTTTTTGAGTCTTTTTTATCTGAAACCAAAGCAACAGGTGCTATCATTGAAAACCTTGAATTGTACAGTCGTTATTTCAAGGTGGATGAGGTTCTGTTAACAAGGGAGTATACTTTAGCGTTGAGTCAATTCTCAAAATTGAAGGAAACGGATGAAATCATTAAACGAGGTACGAGTGATTATCCCGAAATGTTGGCGACAACGGAAAAAGCCCCTCGTTTTCTCTATATTAGAGGGCGTAAGAGCCTGTTATATGAAACACGGAAGGTTTCGTTAGTAGGGTCACGGAATGCCTCTGATCGAGCTAAATATAATACTACTCGCCTTGCTCAAAAACTAGGAAAAAATGGGATTACAGTAATCTCTGGCTTAGCTAAGGGGATAGATGTGACTGCTCATCGGGCTGTTCTGGATCTAGGACTCAATACAATAGCCGTTATAGGAACGCACTTGAATCAGTATTATCCAAGTGAAAACAAGGCGGTACAGTTGCAAATTGAAAAACAAGGCTTAGTTGTCTCTCAATTTTCGCCTGCAGCTAAGACACAACGCTGGTTCTTCCCGATGCGAAATCGTGTCATGAGTGCTCTTTCTCTGGCAACAGTCGTTATGGAAGCTGGGGAAACATCAGGCTCTCTTATTCAGGCAGACTACGCCTTACAACAAGGACGCTTGGTGCTGCTTCCTGAGAGTGCGTTGAAGAATGAGAGTATCAGTTGGCCTGAAAAATTGGTTAAAAAGGGCGCTAAAGTGATGACTAACCCTAGTGAGGCTCTTTCTATATTAGCTGAAAGTCAGTTATTCAAAGAGAAACTAGATGTTGAAACCTTTGAAATGTATGATACGCACCTAGATACAAATTATCAATTCGATATTATGCCGTAAGAGGATATACATTGTTTAGAAATACAACTGATATTAAAGGAATTGTCTTCCATTATATAGATGAGGAGGCATTTACAGAAGAGGAACTTCAAGACATTAAAGAGATTTACTTTTCAAATGAGTGGAAGAGCCTTTTTTTAGTTGAATCTGCTTCAAATATCATCCGTCAATTAGATTTTGTTGATCCATCAGACTATTTACGAATCACACCATTTGAAATGTGGTTGTGGCCGAGTGTTAAATTATTCGAACAAGTGGTCAAACATTTGGGACTAAGTAGTTCTGAAATTATTCTTATTTCTAAAGATTCGGTTTTTACCAATCGATCAATGAGTTTATTATGTGGGGTCGTGCTCGTTTCTCAGATGGTGAGTTATAATCAGTTAAGTTATGCCCCAGATGCAATTTTTAGAAACTATAAGCAATTTTATGATTTAGCGTTAAAGAAATCAGCGGGTAGAAATTATTTTGGGGAAAACAGAATCCCAATTGTTCTTAATGAAGTTTCGAGTAGGGTGTTTTTTGCTTCATATCAGTTAGATGAGAAATTGGTTAATATTTTTGCATTAGGGCGATACTATGGTTCGAAACACTATATGCATGACCTGCACCCTTATTCAAAGGCCCTAATCTCAAATAAGAGTGAGAGTAGTCGCCTGTTTAGTCGATTTAACCATCAGTTTGTTACGTTGATTAAGAAAACAATTAATAACTTTCATAAGATTGACTATCGGGCGGATGCTCTGTGTTACGTACCGCCCCGTCCAGATGAGAGAAGTCGGTTTGAACCGATTTTTGAAGTCTTGTTTTCAGACACTTCTGATGAAAGAATACAGGCACAGGATATTTCTCATACATTAGTCTCTACTAGACATTTTGAGAAACAAAAACTATTAGGTCGTGAAGGAAGGCAGGCGAATGTCGAAGGGGCTTTTCTGTGTACAGAGAACCTTTCGGGGAAACATGTGCTTGTAGTAGATGATGTGATTACGACAGGAGCAACACTGGAGGCTTGTGCGAGAGCATTATATGATGTAGGCGCAGAGAGTGTCTCTTTCTTTGTATTTGCGATTAATCAGTATGAGCAATCAGGACTAACGTCTGAATATGCGGCAGTTTGCCCCTCTTGTGGTCATAACTTACACCTAAACATCAATTCCCGTAATTGTAGTCCTTTTTATGCTTGTCCTGAATGTAGAATGACCTATAACTTTGATGTGATAATGGCAGATTTAAATCGACGTATTGACTCAAAATAAAGACTAGTTTTGAAATTAGATAGCATTTTTTGCTATCTTTTTTTCATTTTTGGAGAAAGTTTTACGGATATATAGATAGGAGCGAAAAAAATAAACTATTCATTCTAGGAGGAAGTACAATGACTTCAATTTTTATCTCATCACTTAATTGTCCATCTTGCGGTGAAGCAAACTCATTTGAACGCTATGACAGAATTGATGTGTCTAAAACACCTCAGTTCAGAATATCTCTTATTGATTGGGAATTGTTCAAGTATACTTGTAATCACTGTGGTCATCAACTGATCATGGATTATCCTACACTCTATGTTGATGAGGATAATAAAGCTATCATTCAGTATCTGCCATCAAATTGTAGCGACCTTGGTTCAGTTACAAGTATTAAGGAACTCGCTGTGGAGTTCGATACTTCCAAATATAAATGTCGAGTTGTAACCAACCTAGAAGACTTTGTTGAGAAGGTACAAATCTTTAGTGAGGGCATGGACGATAAGGCTATCGAATTCATGAAATACCTAAAGAGTCCAAAAGAAGAGGAAGACATCATGTTTTCCTATGAGCATATGGTGTTTACAAAAGTAGGTCCAGTAGCCTATCAATTTATGTTCATTAATCAGAAAGAAGCAGTGGCATCTTTGAACTTCTCAAGTAAATTGTACCTTGATGCACTTGCGGAGGTTGCTGAAGCAGGTGAATGTGAGTATTACATCAATAAGGATTGGGCTGAGAAGTTCGCTCGTCAAAGGTAAGTTTTTTTGGTTTGCCAGTAGAGTCAACACTTTAGCAATCTATATCTGCTCGGTATAATTGTAGATGTAGATTTCTGGAAAGGAGGTAAACTATTATGGTAAGAAGGAATACTAGAAAGACAACTCGTCAGCAAGAACGTATTCGTGAAGCTTTTAAGAATGAACGTGTTGTTGAGATTATTCCAGCTAAAAGTGAATTTACTGATGTGAAGACAAAAAAGCTGCGCGTGGCAGCATATTGTCGTGTCAGTACCTTCGATGAGTCGCAGTCAGGTAGTTTTGAACTCCAAAAGCAAACCTACATGGAGAAAATCAACAACAACCCAGAATGGGAACTAGCAGGAATATATGCAGACCAGGGTGCTTCTGGAACAACTATCAAAAAGCGTGAGCAATTCCAGCAGATGCTTGAGGATTGTCGAGCTGGAAAGATTGACTTGATAATTGTTAAGAGTGTCAGCCGGTTTGCTCGTAACCAACTTGACTTCATAGGTATTTACCGTGAGTTGAAGGCTTTACCTAATCCTGTTGGTATCTACATAGAAGATATTAATCTCAATACACTGGATACCAAGAGTGAGTTTATCTTAGGTGTTATGTCTATTGTAGCTCAAGGCGAGAGTGAACAAAAGAGTGCATCAATAACATGGTCTGTTATTGAAAGATTCAAACGTGGGATACCAATCATTCCTACGCATAACTTGTTGGGGTATACGAAAGACCAATATGGTCGCATTGTCATTGATGATTCAGAAGCTAAAATTGTGACGTTCATTTATGACTCCTACATAGACGGTATGTCAGCACGAGAGATTGCTGAATCATTGATGAAAAACAAGATACCCACGGTTACTGGACTGGACACTTGGTCAAACTTAGCTATTTACAACATACTCAAAAACGAGAAGTATAAGGGTGAAATCATCATGCAGAAGACTTTTACGGTTGATTGTTTTAGTCATAAGTCTCGTAAAAATAATGGTGAGAAACCCAAATACCGACTAAAAAATGGCATTCCCTCAATTATTCCAGATTCTAGGTGGGAGTTAGTGCAGCAATTACTTAAACAACCAAGAAGAAAATTGAAATCTACATCAAAAGTAAATGCACCTAAACTCTACATCAAGAAAATCAAGTCTGGTATGTTGAGGGATTTTATTGTGCTTGATCCCAGTTGGAAGTCAAAAGACATCTACGATATTTTTAAATAAGAAAGAGGAATTAATATGCGTTTTAAAGATTTTAACCTAGAAGTAGTAACAGTTGAACGTTCACGATTTGAATTCAGTATGACAGTTAACAAAAATTTTATAACTTTTAGTAAGGGAATTGTTCAAGAACTCGACTATCCTTCCCATGTTTTAATTGCTTTTAACAAAGAGACCAAGGTAATGGGAATTCAGGTTTGTAGAGCTAAAACTCGAGGTTCTTTTAGTTTCTCAAAACCTGAAAGTGAACAGAAACGTACTGTTCAAATGATGAACAAGAACCTTCGTGAAACTCTATTTTATATTATGGATGAGTGGAATGAGTCAAAGCGTTATAAAATTGAAGGTATACATATTCCAGAGGATAAGGCCTTTATTTTTGAGTTGAGCAAATTTGAGGAGTTGCCAGACTTTAGAAAGAATGATAAATAAATGTAAGTCAGCTTACTTATAATTCATATTGGTAGAAGCACATCTCGTGTGTTTCTACCATTTTCTATATTACTGTAAGTGTTTTCATGGTATAATATGAAGTAAGAATAGTCCCATTATGTAGAGACAAAAATAAAAGAAATGAGAGCCTGTTATGCGAAATGATATCAAACCAGATCTACAAGCAATAGAAAATTATTTTTCAAAGTCTGAGTTTTATATTCCAAGCTACCAGAGACCATATACTTGGCAGGTAGCTCAATGTGACCAACTAATTGAAGACATCAATCAGCATATGGAAAACTTCGATAAAGACTCACAAGATAATTATTTCTTTGGAGCAGTATTGATTGCCCAAGAATCTGGTGAGGAACATGATGTTACACTTATTGATGGCCAACAAAGAACTACTACTTTTATGTTGTTATTAAAAGCTTTGTTGCTTAAAATCGAGAACGAATTAGCTATCCAACCCCATGATGATGTAGACGGTGCAAGCATTATTAAGAGATTAAATAGACTAAAAGAAAAAATCGCTTCATTGCTATTTAATTTGACTGAGGATGAGCTATATGATTTTGTGGATGGACTTTTATTTCCAACTGCTGAAAACATAAAGTACATTAATGATTCTATATCAGAAAAATATTCTTCTGATATGGAGACTATATTACTTGGACATAATTTTGAAGAAATCAAACAGAATGTTCATCAAATATATCGTCGCCAAAAAGACAATCGCTATACAAATTTTTATAAAAATTTCCGATATTTCTACAACACTTGCAATGAGTTGAGTACTATTAATTGCCTTAATTTTGCTAACCATTTCATAGAACACTGTCAGGTCATCACTATTACTAGTTTTAATACCGACCAAGCAATCAATATCTTTAACTCATTGAATGGTACTGGTGTTCCATTGACTCCGATTGAAGTTATTGTTTCCAAAACAACTGCTAATGCAACGGATAGAAAAACATTTGAAAATAATTGGCAGGAGATAGTAGATAGGGCAGATAGTTCAAGTCTCGATTTGAACACGTTAATGACTCATTATATCTTTACTAAGTTGTCGCAACAAAATGGTGCTGAGAGAAGAAATCCAGGGATTCGTGCATTCTTTAATAAGAATAAGGACCTTCTAAATGATGATACTGTATTTACAGATGATTTGAAAAAGATACTTCATACCTACATTCTTACATCAGAAACTTCGCTTGGTAGAGTAGTCAGTCAGCTTAACGGCAATTTAAAGCCATTCGTGAGTAGCTATCTCTTTTTCCGAGATGATAAAAGTTATATAGAGTACCTGATGCGAATTGGCATCTTAATCGAATTGTCTGAGTTATCTTACAGTCATAGATTATTCAAAGGCTTTTTAGAAGAAATTAATTTGATGTATAGTCAAGTTAATGTATTTTCAACAGAGTTATTAATTGATAAAGTTAGAGAGCATATACGTTCAAATTTTGAATATGAAAATGTCAAGCAAACCCTTTTAGAGAGTGGTGTTTCAAATGCCATTCTATATGTGAATGAGTACCTCTTTGCGTCTGAACATGGTATGGATTTACAGCTTGATGGAAATATAGACATAGAGCATATCATGCCACAAAGTGGGATTAACAGAGAACACATCATGCATGATATTGGTGTCAATGATCAAGATGAGTTTCGTGAATATGCTGAGAAGTTAGGCAATAAGATTTTACTTGAATCAGAAATCAACCGTGGGATTGGAGATGCATGGTTTAGAACAAAGAAAGAAAATCATATTACTAAAGGTAATGGCTATATTGGTAGTAAGTTCCCTATTGCCAAGTCTCTCGTGACTTATGCTAAAGATACGTGGACTAAAGAGGATATTGATCTAGCTACTGAGAAAGCAGCAGATCGTATTGCAGATTTTATATTTGAATGCTAATCATAATAGAAAAGGTGATTTTCCATGAAGATAAACATTGTTGAGAAAGGTCCCTTGACTTTCTATGGAATACCACATCCGTCTGATACTAAAAGTGATTTTGTAAGCTATTGGAATGAGTATTATAAGAATATTTCTAAAGAATATAGAGCACCGATAGGTTTTTCAACCTTCCCTGATGTTGATGATAAGTTTACATACTACACCTGCATTCAACATGAACCAGAGAATAATGACCTATTTGAAGTTGTCCAATTACCTAAAGGTAATTATGCAATTTTTGAATTAAAAGGCTCTGTCGAAAAAACAATTCCTAGAGCATGGAAGTTTGCTAAAGAAAACTTTGTAATAAAAGACAGCCCGAGTCTTGAAGTTTATAGTGCTGGGGATAGGTTAAGCAAGAAGTACCGTATGGACCTCTGGATTCCTATTTCGAATGTGTTATCAAACTTTAAGAAGAATACCAGTTTAATCGGTAACCTGAAAAGGAAAGTTTCAGACTCAATTGAAGATGCTATCGAATTTTCTAAGACTGACACCGGGAAAATAGTCCTAAATGTAGGGGGAGTGATTCTTGCTACGGGTGCAACCTTACTGTTAGCAAGTTTAGCTGATACTGACTCAAATTATGAAGAAGTTAGTGACAATGATGGTTATGACGGATATAATAGTTATAATGATGAAAATTTTGATACTGAAAATTATTCAGTTTCTGATGTCATTGACTACGAAGAGTCCGACTCTGGAGGAACACATAATTACCCAGATGAACGGAAATCTCCAATTGTTCATATAGCTCATCGAGGTGAAACTACGTATCTTCGTGGTGGTACAGATGAAGATAAGCAGGCATTTAGAGAAGGGAATAACTTAGATTTCTAAAGTATTCAGGAAGTTAAGAATTCAGTTTTATATATTCAAATAAAAGCCTAGTCAGAATGAACTGACTAGGCTTTAAGCGTATATTGATGTTCGATGTATTTGTAGCTGCGCGTGTTTTCGACCATCTTCACTTCAAATAAAAAGTAGTGATCACGCTTATCTTTAGCTTTCTGTTGATTTAGTCGGAAATAACTTCTTTGGTTGGAAGTCATGACATGAAGGATATCATCGGTGATGAATGTCAGTGGAATATCGAGAAGTGAGTATTTGTAAAAGTCTTCCTCGAATCGATGGAAGTTCTCGCTGAAGTAATCAAATTGTATGTCATTCTGGTTAATCATCTAATTCCTCCGCTAGTGCAAGTGTTAATATATCTGAGACTTTGATAAATTGGTAGATTTCCTTCCCTTGAATACCTATCAAGTCACGATTGAAAGCAGTGATTTCTCCAATCACGAAACCTTCAGTTGTCGTGAAGATTGTTTTTAATTTATTGAGGTAGACTTGATTTAGGAGAATTACTTTTTCTTCATGAGGAAGTTTATCACTGAAGTCAATTGTATTACCAGTCTCATTGAGTGCAGTGGAATGTTCAGACAAGAAGAACCCCATCCACTTAGCCATTTTTCTATCTTGGTATTCTCTTGCGGATTGGTAGGGTAAGTAACTTCTGTCAATCATGCTAATCCATTGAAGGTAGGGGAATCTTATGGAAACCTTCATTTTCAAGACGTTCCTGGAAGTTCTTCATATCGAAGATTTCAACCTTACAGTCAGGATTGTACCCATAAGTACCAAGTGCAAAAATATCTTTTAACTTCATAATCATCCTCCAACTATAGGCATAAAGTGGCCAATGACTTTACCTACAATACAGAACTCATCCTCACTATAGGCGTACTTATCAGGGTACTCATCATTAATGGAGACAATACGATAGTGGTCATCTTCCTTATAGACTTTCTTGATGAAGGTTTGTCCGTTCAGATAAATAGCATAAACAGCTCCACTATAATCAAACCCTGTTTCATTGATAAGGGCCACTTCACCATCAGAATACTTAGGCAGCATTGAATCGCCGTGGATAAAGGCTGCAATATCATAGTTGCACTCTTTTTCAGAGTAGACAGTTTGGTACTCGTACTCATCGTAGTAGTTGTCACCGAGACCAGCAGACAGTGGTACATCCTTGAGAACACGCACTGGAAAGAGTGGAATGAATTTAGATTCAGCCTCTTTCTTAATCTGTTCATCCAGTAAATTCTCTACAAACTTATCAGCAAGGACTTGATTTGTTTCGTTGAGTTGAAGGTAGTTGGTGACGATATTGTACTCAGATTCAAAATAGCTTGGCTCAACCTCTAAAATTTTCGAAAGTAGCTGTAGGTTCTTTTGGTTTGGTTTTGCACGACCAGACTCCCAGCTATTGTATGAGGAGCGGTTGACACCTAGTTGAGTTGCAACTTCAACTTGAGACAATCGCTTGCTTTCTCTTCTTTTTTTGAGACATTTTCCAGAAAACATGGTATACTACTCCTATGTTGTTTTATAAAACAACGTAATTATAATTTAAATTGAAAAAATAGTCAATAAACAAACACAAATTTCAACAACTGGATAGTTTAATTTGTTTATGGTAAACTTTATCTTAAAGAATATTGTAGAGGGAATAAATTGAGTAAATTAAAAGCAATATCATTGTTTTCTGGAGCTGGTGGAATGGATGTCGGTTTTGAGAAAGCCGGGGTTGAGGTTGTTTGGGCTAATGAAATCAATAAAGAAGCTGCTGAAACATATCGACTGAATCATCCAGAAACAACAATTGTAAACGACGATTTGAATAATCAAATTGCCTCATTGAAAAGATTTGAAAATGAAATTGACTTAGTTTTTGGTGGTCCACCTTGCCAAGGATTTTCAGTAGCTGGTAAAATGGATCCAAATGACGAAAGAAGCCAACTAGTTTGGAGTTTTTTAGAGGTAGTAAAAGTTACCCAGCCTAGAGCCTTTGTTCTGGAGAATGTAAAAGCTTTAGCTAAACTTGACAAATGGTCAGAGGTTAGAAAAAAAATATATTCAACCTCACAAGACTTAGGATATACCTGTTTTCCATTTTTACTTAATGCGACTGAATATGGTGTACCTCAAAAAAGAGAACGGGTATTTTTTATAGGTATAAAAAATGATTTATTCTTTGAAGATGAAATGAAATATCTTCTTGAAAAGAATAAAAAAGTGGCAAAATCTATCAAAGAAACTTTAGTTGATTTAGGTGTTGCTGGTACTCCTAACAACCCCAATACATGCACAGCAAAAATCACTTTTGCAACTAATCCAGTTATGAGAAAGACTGCGTATTCTGGTATGTATTTTAATGGTCAAGGTAGGCCAATTAACATCGATGGTTATGCTAATACTTTACCAGCTTCTATGGGTGGAAACAAGACCCCATTTGTAGATGAAGAATATTTGTATGGAAATGCAGAATCAAATTGGGTTGAAGAATACCACGAAAAGTTAGTAAATGGGTATGAACCTAAATTTAATGAAGCTCCATCTAGGTTGAGAAGAATAACCATAAAGGAGGCATCTCGAATTCAAACTTTCCCTGAAGAATATATTTTCTTTGGAAGTAAGGGGAAAATATACACGCAAATTGGAAATGCTGTACCTTGTGAACTTGCATTTGCGGTCGCTAAAGCTGTAACTGATTACTTGGAAAGTTAAAAAAAGAAATGCATGTAAGTATGATAAATCCATTACATGCATTTTAAAATTAAAAAATAATAATCATTTTACTTTACAATCATGGGACAACTCTTCGTGAATTTGCTTCCAAAGTGTTTTTACTTTTTTTGCCGTATTAATTTCGTTAATATATGAGTTCAATTCATTATAATATTGGGTTCTACCATCTACTGTCATATGCTGTAAGGTTGCAGCAATCCATTCATAAATATTCCAAAAATAATAGGTGATATTTTTATATTGGTACTTACCAAGGTATAATGAATAACCGCTATCTGCCATATCGTCAATGCAATCGTTGGGGCGGCAGATTACAATAATTTCATTAATACTTGTTTGATGATTTTTATTATAAATTGTTACAGCATCAAAAGAATCTCGGATTCTAGCGAGATCAAATTTTTTCACTGTAACTTCATAAACTTTATATATATCACCATCTTTAGACTCCTCATTAACATCCCCGGGCTTTTTACTGGTAGTGCTAGTTACAGAAGCTCTATCATTGTAACCGGTAACAACTATAGATGTATTTAGAGATTTATGTAAATTCTTTAATAAAAGTCCTGAAATTTTTTGAGGAGTATTGCCCCCATCAGGAGCTTCGTTAATTAGCCTTTGACTTGTATTTAATAGAAAATCAGGATTTGCTTCAGGCAAAATTGTGGTCTCAAAGGCCAAAAGTAAGGACTGCTCAGCATGAAGTAGACGTAGTAAGAAAATAGCAAAATTATTTAAATCATCATCAGTTCTATTTTGATCCTCAAGATATTGAAGTAACTCTAGTACATTTTCAGCAATTTGGGGTTCTTGTCTATTACTAGCCCAACTGTTATCCAACTTTTGTGTTGCCTTAGCAATGTTTAGTGGTCCAGATTTACGATGAGGTAGGTTATTCTCAATTAAAAATTCTTTGATTGGACCTTCGAAAATTGCTCTTGGATTGCACTTGTAAAAATTTACTGAAGCTTTGAAATTTTGATCTATCTTCATCGCAACAATTACAACGAGTATAATTTCACGGTATCCCCAAACACTTGTATTAAAAAGAGGGGTCAAAGAGTCAATATATTCTGAACTATCAATTACAATAGAATCATCCATGGCTTTTTTATAGAAGGTCGTTAATAGTTTTTTTATTTTTGAATTTCTTTCTAAAACTGTTTTACTTTTTGCCATTAAAAGTCTCCTTAGAAATTATTAAACTATTATATCAAAAATTCTAAGCGATTACAAAAAGTGGTATAATGCTAATGTTAGCAGAATTAGTAACAAATATTTTTGTAGACTAAAAATATTTGTTCTGACAAAGAATTTGATTGAGGTACATAAATGAATTCTTCCCCTTTAGATAAATATATTTTTGATACCTACAATGAACAAATCATCAAAACTGTAAAAGGGTTTATCTTAAATAATAAAGACAATACGGATTTATCTACTTATATGGTTCCAGAACCAAACGGATACATTGAGTTTGATGACTTTGAATTGTATCGGGTAAACTATGAAATAATAGATAATGCTAAATTAAGTATTGAAATTATTGTAATTGCATATGTAGTCGTACGACAATATATAGCTGGTGAGATGGAGGTAGATACTAAGCCCAAATACACCTCCGTGTTTGCTGAAATAGTTCTAGACTCAGGCATTAAAAGTTTCAAGATCTACAATGCGGAATTTAAGTCTGATCAATATCGAACGTCTCAGAATCTACAGCTGAGTAAAGATTGGGTTCCATATATCAGAAAAAAAGATTTTGATAATTTAGCTGAAGAATTTTTGAAGAAGTACTACCCACAAGCTCTTAAGCAACCTACTCCTATTTCAGTTGAATCGATTACGTCTGCTATGGGGTTAACAATACATCATGAAAAAATATCGGTAGATGATTCAATAATTGGCCAAATGGTGTTTAAAAATACTGTACTCGAAGTAATAGAAGATGGTAATTTAATTTCTAAACAATTTAATAAAGGGAGTATTTTGGTAGATAAGGATGTAGTCTTTAAGCGAAATGTAGGATCATTCAATAATACTGTAATCCATGAATGTGTTCATTGGGAACTTCACAAAATATTTCATGAAGTAAAAATGATACTTGATAAGGATCACTCATATGCTAGTAGCTGGGCAGAAGAAAATTTTTCCGATTCTAGTATGTGGTCACCTCTTGATTGGACGGAATGGCATGCAAACGGTATTGCTCCTCGAATTCTTATGCCAAAAAAACAGACTAGAATTAAGATTAGAGAGTTATATCGAACATTGACTTTGGTAAATCCTGATATGAGTCGTTCTGAACTGGTACAAGAAGTGGTTGATAATCTTGCTGATTTCTTTAATGTATCTAAGCAGGCTGCGAAAATTCGAATGATTGACCTAGGTTTTAAAGAAGCAATCGGTGTCTATAATTATCTTGATGATCGGTATATGCACAACTTCGCTTTTGAATTAGAAGCTTTTGACAAGGGCAGTACCTACACCATAACTTCAAATGATTTGTGTTTTGAGTATTGTTCCAATGAAAGTTTTAGACAGGTTATTGATAAAAATAGATTTATGTATATTGATAATCATCTTTGTTTAAAAGACAAGAAGTATATTGAATTTACAAAAAAAGGACCAGTTATGACAGACTACGCCTATGAACATATGGATGAATGTTGTCTCCTTTTTAAGGTAAAATCAAAGAACAAAGGTACGATAACAGATGAATCTTACTACGATTATGTTTTAAATAGGGGGGTGACAAAAGAAAGTGATATTAAAGCGGATTTTGTTGACATTATTCAAAGTCCGCATTTAATGGATCAGCTCCCCCCTACTGAAATGGTAAAACTTGCAAAAAGCATTTCTGATTTATTGAGGAGTTTACCTTTTGAGTTTTCAGGAACCTTACGTAGTCATAGAAAGCGAAAAAAATGTACTCAACCTTTCTTAGCAAATTTAGTTGGTATTTCAGACAGAACACTTAGAGATTATGAAACAGATGATGAAAATTTGCCGAAACTAGAATTAACATTAGCATTTTGTTTTGCTTTAAAGTTAGTACCACAATTAAGTGATGATATGCTAAAAAAGGCCGGTCATCAATTAACGATAGCACCTCACCATCAAGTATACAGAATGTTACTGTCAACAAGTTATTATAAACCATTGTCGGAGATAAACTCTATACTTCAGGCGGCAGAATTGAAAACACTTTAGAAATTACAGATTTTTTCTGTAATTTTTTTATTTATCACCAAAAAGCGGAAATTTAGTATCCGCTTTTTTGCTTAATATGGATATAAATTGATAGTTAAATTTTATGAAATCTAATTGTACTGGACTTAAATACCGGAAGTCTAGACTACATTTTTTTATCTTGCAAAAACCTCTATACTCAAATTGTAAAGATTAATCCTACATTTAGTTGTTACCCTTTAAATACTTTGTGAAGAAAATTGTAAAAATTTTACTTCACTCGGCTTTAACTGTATTTTTAGGGTTTGCAGTTCAGCGTATAAAGCCAGCTGACCATGATAAAGCAGAGGAAATACTGATGTGGTCAGAAGTAAAATATAATAACAGTATGTCATATCCACTTTCTCTGTTGTATAGAGAAAGCTGGTTTAAATATGACAATCAAAGACAAGACAAGTCAAAATACTACTAATCGTGATTTCTCATCTGAGAAAACCTATAATGATATTCCTTGTCCAGAGGGATACTTAACTGCACCTATTGTAGTTAAAAATAAACAAATGGTGAAGAGCAATCAGATGAATACCAACAACTTTAAAACTTGGAAGTTTGGTGGACATCCAGTCATCGTTGCATTTACAGTAGTTCCGGCAGAGGAATTTGAGAATATGATGAAAGTATTCAATATTGAAGTAAATGACTACCTCAGTCGTTACAAAAAAATGAAGAATACAGCTCTTTCGCTAGACCAATTCTATGAAGATATGTATGACGAAAATGATGAAGTGACTGGATTTGATCCTGCTATCTCAGAATCAGATGTTGAGAAATTGTTCTTGATGGCATCGTTAGATGAACTAATTTCTGAGGTTGAGAGAATGGATGCCCAGTGTGGTAAAGTTCTTAGATTGATTTATGCTAATATTTATATTAGTAAGAAAGAAATCATTGAAAAACTGGGTCTAGGCAAGAGTCGTGGATACGAAGTCATCAATACAGCCCATGCATTAGCTAAAGAAACCTACAAAAAGTTAAATTCGTAATTTTTTAAGACCGCTATTTCAAAAATGAAGTAGCGGTCTTTTTTAGTCTTTTTGGTAAAACTGACATTCATATCCATCAGCCCTAAGGTTAATATCGTTTATCCAAGCTGGAGTATTTGCCATTAAAGCAGAAATTTCACCAACCATCTGGCTTGATTTAGCTTCAAGGATGACTTCATCATGAACGTGACCGACAATCTTTTCATTGCCTAACAATCGCATAGCATATGCTAATAAATCGCGACTTATGGCCTGGACAATATTCTCTACAAATTTTGGACCATAGCTTTCAATGCGATCCCATTTCTTACCTGTTGTAATTCCCTCGTATGTAACTGATTCACCACCAAATTGGTTCTCCCGCATTTTAGGTTTGACATAGGATAATTGACGACCAGACGGTAAGGTAATGAATAACAAGCTGCTCTTTACCTCAAAGGTAATTCCATGGGTGGAAGTCTTGTTTCTTTGTTTAACGGCTGTTTTTACTGCTTTGTCCACATCCCACCAGAACAGAACTATATTGGGGTTTGATTGTCTCCAGGCATCCACAAGAGGTTGGAGTTCATCCTCTTTCAATCCCATATCAAGAGCACCCATTGCTTTTAACGCACCGACTGATCCGCCATAACCAAGAGCCAACTCTGCGATTTTTCCTTTCTGTCGCAAGTGACTATTGACTCCGTGTTTCTCTACAGGTACATGAAACATTTTGCTGGCGCTGGCACAGTAGATATCTTCGCCACGCTCAAATACTTTACTGCGCCAAGTCTCACCTGCAAGGTGGGAGAGCACACGCGCTTCAATAGCAGAAAAGTCGCAGACAATGAATGTCAGATCTTCATCAGGAATGAAAGCTGTACGGATTAACTGTGAAAGGGTGTCTTGTGTATCATAGAGTAATTCAACTGTTTCTAGGTCTCCAATTTTAAAGAGTGTTCTTGCTTCCTCTAGGTCACTCAAATGGTTCTGGGGTAGGTTTTGAAGTTGAACCAATCGGCCAGCCCAACGTCCAGTTCGGTTTGCTCCGTAGAACTGAAACATTCCTCTTGCACGTCCGTCCTTACAGATGCAGTTCATCATGGCTTGGTATTTAGACACACTTGATTTGGTTGCCTTCTGACGGAGTTTGAGCACCCTAGCAGTCGTTTCATCGACGGATTTTAAAAGTTTATTAACTGCTTTTTTATCAAGTGAATCAGTCGTGACACCGTTGTCACGAAGCCAACCAATCATCTGTTGAACAGAGTTTGGATTATCTAAACAAGTCAGTTCTTTGAGTTCCGCTTGGATGTTGTCTTTACTCACTCGGTCAATCTCAAGTGCAGCTTCGACAAAGGCTTTATCAATCTTGATACCTCTGTCGTTGATGATTTGGTCTTGATGGTATTCCTCCCAAATAAAGTCAGGAACAGGAAATTTCTTTAGTTTATCCTTGATAGCTAACTCAACCTCCACATCACGTTTATTATATAGGATGAAATCACTCCATTTATCTAGTGCGTGATGAGGAAAGTTACGGCTCCTACCTCCATTGACTTTAGTAGGCGGACAGGGTAAGCAGAAGTAGCGAATTAGGTCTTTTCCTGAAGTCAGTTTTTGTTTATCTAAACCAAGGACACTTCCAACTCCTTCAAGAGACAAAGGTAATCCCATATAGGCTGCCCAAATCATGCTGCATCTCCAAGAGGTAGGTGATAGGAAATTTTCAGTCATTAACCTTGGCTGTTGTTTCTTTAGCCAATTAGAAAAACAGACACGTTCAAAGTTGGCATTGTAAGCCCACTTGATAATACTATCAGATACAATGGCATCAATGATATCTTTAGGTAAGTCTTCCTTAGTTAAATCATAAACTGTTACGGAGCCATTGTCGACAGAAATCGCAACAAGTAAGATTTCAAAAGTATCATCTTCTGCGTAGCGATAGACACCTGACTTTCGCAAATCAACTTCTGAGTAGGTTTCAATATCAATGGATAGTTCTTTCATAGGTATATTCCTCCAAAATAAGGGCGATGATATAAACCACCACCCAAGTTATTATTTATGAGATTTATTTTTTCGTGATTTTCGTCTTTCTTTAATGTTGCCAATTGTGTCCGTGATAATGGTGAGCAACATACCGCAGGTGTAGCCGAGTAACATGCTAAAGCACATCTGCAACATAAAGTGTTCGTATTCGGTCATTCTTTTTTCCTCCTCTTTATTATTTAAACCATTTCACATTTGGAAATAAATGATGTAATGCCATTTTAGAAATATCCACAAACCATTTAACGAAGGTAATCCAAGCGTAAGCCCAGATAGAAAATAAGATAGTCGCAACTGTTGCTTCGGAGATCAAATTTATCAAGTTATTTATTGTTGTCATTGTTTACCTCTTTTAAAATGAAATAGTAGGTGGGAAGTGAGTTCCACCCACTAAGCTAAATTAGTTCAAAAAATCATCATTGTCTTCAGTCGCAAAGTCGTCTTCAGCACGAGTACGTCCACCGAGTGGCTCACCGTCACGCAACTTTTGAAGGTTGTTCAACCCACAAGCAATCCCCTTATTACCATTGGAGTTGAAGGCGTAGAAGGAGATGGATGCACGACCATAGATACCAGAGTAGAGTTCTGCGGTATCAATGATTTCTTGGCGGTTGGCATCTACTACCCCAGGCTTGTGTGGGGAATTGGCATTGACGAAGTAGGCATTTTGGTATGCTGCATCATCTGGACGCTCCAAGTCACCATCACGTAGTGGGGTCTTGATTACTGAGAGAGCAGGAACGGTCTTCCCATTGCCTTTGAGTTTAGCCTCACCCTCTTTATAGGCAAGTTCGATAGCTGCGTGGATTTTATCAATTGTAGCTGTATCATCTTTTGGAATGATAAGTGACACGCTATACTTAGGCATACCACCATTGATTGATTTCGGTTCGTTGGCATTCAAGTAGCTGAAGCGTGTATTTGGACCAGTGATTACTTTTGTAGTTAGTGCATTTATTGTCATAAGTTTAATCCTCTTTAAAATCATTTGTAGCTAGGTTCATTTCTTGACGACTGTCGTCAATTGGAACGAGTTGTGGTTTACCGCTTGGTTTGAAGATAAGACCACCAAGTAGGTCATTGAATTGTTTCTTGCCTAGGAGTTTAGTCATGGCAGTGATGGTTAGAAGTTTCTTCTCATAAGGGTCAAGTCCAATGTCAAGGACAGCTTGAGCAACCTTACTTTCATCGGTGAATTTACGAGTGGAACGACCCTCGACCAGTTTATATCCCGGTATGGTGCGTCCAGCTTTTGCTTCTTCAAAAGCATAGGCTTTGACATCATTTGCCCAGCTGGTGAGTTGGTCAATCTTAGGCAGAATCTCAGCGATGTCTTGTGCGTCAAGTGTGCTAGGGTCTGCGAATTCCATTCTAGCGAGAGCTAGATTGTCCTCTGCTCGCTTACGGCAGACTGCTTTGAGTTTGCAGAACTGACAATGCTTGCCAGACTGCATTTCTCCTTGTCCTTCATAGGCAAGTTGTGCCTTTGGAGCAAGTTCCTTCTCAGCCCAATCTAGGAGTTCATCTTTAGTCATTTCAAAAGTTGAAATGTTGCTACGTCTAGGTTGGAAGATGGTCATGGTGATGGTCTCAACGTCATAGAGTTCTTCAAACATATCTAAAGCACCCAAAGCGTAGCACATCATCTGTGCGTTATGTTCAGCTGAGACAAGAACACCTAAACCGTGCTTGTAGTCAATCACCTGTAAAAGTCCATCTGCGACAATCACACAGTCTCCTGTGCCAAAACCGTCGGGCACCCATCTGGCAAAGTTGAGACGTTGCTCAATTAAAACCAGTGGGTCTGGCGAACGTGACTTGGTAATTTCAATTTGCCCTAAGACATAGTTGCGATATTCTTCTGCGCATTCCTGCATTTCCTCAGAGTAGTATTCCAGCCTCGCAGTTGGGTCACGCGCCTTTCTACCGAGTGCCTTCTCCACAAGATAGGCACATAGCTCGTGGGCGTCTGTTCCTTCTTGAGCAAAGGTACTTGTCTGATTAGGGATGTCTTCTGTTAGTCGCACACTAGGTGGACAAGCTATCCACCTACTGGCAGAAGATGCAGAGAGTAGAGCGTGGCTAGCCATGACCAATACCTCCAGCCTCTTCCATAACAGCACCGTAGTGTTTCTCATCTAAGGTAGATAGGGATTCCGCACCGTAGGCTTTCAGAAGGGCTTTGACTTCATTTTTAAAGCCGTCTTTTGCTTTAGTGGCTAAGACCTTACGAACATCTTCCTTAGTAAAGGTAGGAGCAGGTTGTTTATCTTCTACCTTAGTTTCTTTCGGACTAAGCAGGTCTTGAATTTCAAAACGGATGGCTTGATTACGTTCTGTGATTTCCAGAATGTTGCGGTTGTTCTGTTCTAACTCTGAAAGCAGACTAGCAATTTTTTTCATTTGACTCATGGTTGTCATCCTCCTTGATTTTAGTAGCGAGTCGTTTTGAGATGACGCTGATGGCGATTAAGGTATCAGCCAAATCTTCGTCATGGGTGACAGTTGTTGGTTTGTCAGTCATTTCTGTGACCTCCTCTGTTTTTCTAAGAGAACCTCTCTCTACCTTACTAAGTAAGATTGAGAGGAGTTTTTCCGCTTTTGAAGCAACTTTTTCAAATTTTTTTATTTCAGCGGTTTTTTTATCCCTTACACCTTACTAAGTAACCGTGAGGATAATTTTTCCGCTTTTTGGATAAAAAAATTTTATTCAGCACAACTTATCACCTAAGACAAAAAATAATCTTCCTCGGTATATAAAGGAAGATTATTTTTTTGAAAAAATTATCGATTTGAGCGGAAAATCTGTCACCAACTCTACTTAGTAAGGTAGGAGGGGAAACTCTCAAACCATAACTAAAAATGGAGGAATCAAATGCAATTAACATTATTTACCTCTGGACAGACTGGAAACCAGACAACCACAGTCTACCCAAATCAAGTCATTGTGACTGATGAACAGACTTTAATCCAAGCAGTCCAGTTTGACCATGTAACTGCGAGATATCAAAACAACACGCGCTCCACCACAAACTTTCTTCAATCGGATGTTGTGGTCATGGATATTGATAATGACCACACAGAAAATCCAGATGAGTGGGTTACGGCAGAGATGCTGGAAGAACTTTTTGATGATTACCAGTTTGCCTTGGCAACTAGTCGTAATCATATGCTTATTAAAGGAACAAAGGCAGCACGGCCAAAATTTCACATCTATTTTCCTATTGAATCAATCACTGATTCTCAAGTCTATGTGGCACTCAAGGAGGAACTAGTCAACCGATATGGTTTCTTTGATGTTAACGCCAAGGATGCAGCGCGGTTCTTCTTTGGGAATCCGCAAGCAGAAGTTGTTTGGCATGATTCATGGCTAACCATTGATGACATCTTATCTAATGGTTCTGTTGATGAAGAAGAGGATTTTGATGCAGACCTCTACAAACCACCGACTGGGCCGATTACCCAAGGTAGTCGCAATAACACCATGTCCGTGTTTGCGGCAAAAATTCTTAAACGACTCGGTGTTACTCAAGAAGCTAGAGCAGGATTTGATGAACAAGCTGAAAAGTGTGAACCACCGTTGGATAAAGCGGAGTTAGATACCATCTGGGGAAGTGCAGTACGTTTTTACAATAAAACCATTAAAAGTTCTGAAGATTATGTTTCACCAGAACAGTTTAATCGAGAAACACTGAGACCAGATGACTACTCCGATGTCGGTGAAGCAGGAGTAATGGCTCGTGAGTATTGTGACAAATTAGCTTATACCAATGCGACAGATTATCTCTATTACGATGGAACGCATTGGCGTGAGAATAAGCAGTTGGCTCTAGGAGCTGTGGTCAGTTTTACTGATGAACAACTAGCTGAGGCGGAAAAGACCTTGGTGACAACAGAAAAGAGTCTTATGTCAACTGGTATCGATGAATTACTTGTGAAGGCTGGAGGCAAACGTCTTGAAAAGTCTATTCAGACACCTCTTCAATTGAAGTATTTCAAAGCCTATCTTGCTGCTAAAGAGTTTCACAAATTTGTCATGAAACACCGTGATTATAAGAATTTAATGGCAGTCTACAATACCGCCAAGCCAATGCTTACTGTTGAATTATATGAATTAGATAGTGACGACATGTTGTTGAATACTCCTGAATCCACCTTTGATTTGCGAAAAGGACTAAATGGTCAACAATCTCATAATCCTCAAGACTATATCACCAAAATGACTTCAATATCTCCTAGTGATAAAGGTCAAGGCTTATGGCAGGAAACACTGGAAACTTTCTTCTGTGGGGATCAAGAGTTAATTGATTATGTCCAACAGATTATTGGGATGGCAGCCATTGGTAAAGTTTATCAAGAACATATGATTATTGCTTACGGTGGTGGTGCGAATGGCAAGTCTACCTTCTGGAATACTATCGCTCGTGTACTTGGAAGCTACTCAGGAAAGTTATCTGCGGATGCACTTACCATGTCCAATCGACGAAACGTAAGCCCTGAGCTTGCGGAGTTAAAAGGAAAGCGACTAGTTATTGCCTCTGAGATGGCTGAAGGTATGCGCCTTAATACTGCCGTAGTTAAACAAATTACATCAACTGATGAAATTCAAGCGGAGAAGAAGTATAAGGACCCGTTCCATTTTGTTCCTTCTCACACGTTAGTGCTATACACCAATCATCTCCCAAAAGTTGGTGCAAATGATGATGGCACTTGGCGTCGGTTGGTTGTTGTACCTTTTAATGCCAAAATCACTGCAAGGTCAGACATCAAAAACTTTGCGGATTACTTGTACGATAATGCGGCTCCAGCTATTTTGTCGTGGATTATTGAAGGTGCGCATAAAGCCATTCAAGCTAATTTTAAAACTACTGTACCAGCTGCAGTATCGAAGTCTGTCAAAGCCTATCGTGAAGCTAACGATTGGCTAGGTCATTTCTTAAATGAGTGTTGTGAAATTGACGATAGTTACACGGAGAAGTCTGGGGAACTCTATTCACAGTATCGGGCTTATTGTCTTAAAAATATGGAGTACACCCGTAGCACGACAGATTTCTACGCAGCCCTTACACAAGCAGGATACACTCGCAAGCGAACCAGTAAAGGAAATCTGATTATTGGTCTGAAACTGACTGATGATGACAATGACTTCTTAGATTGAGTCAAAATTTGACTGACATCAAAAGAACTCGACTTACACATCAAAGGGAGAGTGAAAAAATGTTAGTGCTGGTCATTGGAGTCTATTATCAAAGTTTTATGTACTCATGACAAAAAAAGTTATTTGTATTAAGCAACATGACCAGCATTTTTAGATTTAGTGTAGGTCTATTATGGTCTTTTCTAAAAGTCTCTATAGTAAAAAATTCTATATAAAAAAGCCTATAGGGAAAGTTTAGGAAATGAGTGCCTTAGACCTACATACTATTTTGAAGAGGTAAAAGAATGCTAGAAAAAACAATTGAACAGGAATTGGTGAACCAAGTCAAAAAACGTGGTGGGATTTGTCCAAAGTGGGTGTCTCCAAGTTTTGCTGGTGTGCCAGATAGGCTCGTCTTTCTCCCTGATGGGAAGTTTGGCATGGTGGAAGTGAAGCGACCTAAAGGTAAACCACGAGCCTTACAGATATCAAGGCATAAGCTACTCAAGAGGTTAGGCTTCACCGTCTATGTCCTCGATGGGTTAGAACAGATTGGAGGAATGTTAGATGCAATTGAGTCTACATGAATATCAAGAAGTCGCCAAAGACTTCATCATTGACCATCCAAATGCAGCAGTCATCCTAGACATGGG